TCTGAGGAGATTATGAAGAGGAAACCTGAGCAATTAGCAGAAAAGATAACCCCTGCTGATATATTCAACATACAGTGTATGGAGAAAGGAACGGCAGACCCACAACAGCAGATAGACGCTTTTTGGTTTATTGTCAAGAACCTGTGTGGGACATACATGCCCACGGTTGGGGAGTCTGATAGAGAATCATGTTTTTTAAACGGCAGGAGGCACGTTGGTTTAGAGATAATTAACTGCCTGCAATTAGATGCGCGAGTATTGGCGCGAACACTAGAGGAGAAACCTAATGAGTGATGAAGACAAGAACGACGACACAGGCGACAACGAAACTAATGACGAAACCACAACACAGGCTTGGCCTGAGAACTGGAGACAGGACTACGCCAAAGAGGACGAGTCTAAGCTAGAGAAGCTAGGGCGGTATGCTAACCCTGACGCTGCCTTTGACGCCCTGTTCGCCGCTAATCAGAAGATTAGTTCAGGTGAGTACAAGCAAGCCATTCCGTTCCCAGAGAAGGGGACAGATGAGGAAAAGGCTTCATGGCGCTCAACCAATGGAATCCCCGAGTCTGCTGAGAAGTACGACTTCGGTGAGATTGACGAAGACTTAAAGGCGTCTGCTGCTGAACGTGCGTTTAACAGCAACCTTAACCCAACCGCTGCACAGACTATGGTTGACTTCCATAACGAGCAGAACGCTGCGACTAAAGAAGCACAGGACATAGCAGACACAGCCAAGGGCGAAGAGACTGAAGACACCCTGAGAGTTGAGTGGGGTAACGAGTTCCGCACTAATATGGCAAAGATATCAGGACTTCTTGACTCCGCGCCCGAGGGCGTGAAAGAAGCATTACTAAACGCAAGGCTGGGGAACGGCAATCTATTCGGTGATGATGCCGACGTAGCAAAGTTCTTTGCTGAAATTGCGTTAATAAAGAATCCAACCACCTCGCTTGTTACTGATGGTGGGACGATCATGGATAGCGTTGAAGATGAAATTGTCTCAATTAAATCCAAGTTTGGTACAAAGGAGTACTTAGACAACCCAAGGATGCAGGAACGCTATCGCGAGCTAATTGCAGCCCGTGATGGTATTCCAAAAACGTAGGATACCGCGAAAGCCCCTACACAATCACGACCTAGCAACGGCCCATAGGATTAAAAACGGCCTCGTAAGAGATACCCCCGTAATACCAGAAGGACACCCCCAAGCAAAGTCTTCCTTAATATTTAGCTATAGGAGCTAAAATCATGGTAGATACTGCCTTCCAAACCCAGTACCGCGACGAGTACATCCACGGCTTTGAACAACGACAATCGTTGCTCCGTGAGACTGTTACTACTGAAGCGGTAATCAAGGGCGAAAAAGCCATCTTCCTCGTTGCTGATTCAGGTAGCGCGGAGACGGTTACACGCGGAAACAACGGCTTAATAACCGCACGTTCCGATAACTTAGCACAGAGTACGGCTACTCTGACTGAACAGCATGTTCTGGTACGCAAAACCAAGTTCAACATCTTTGCGTCACAGGGCAATCAACGCCAAATCATGCAGAACACATCAATAGGCGTTCTCAATCGTAAGATTGATGACCAAATCACCACCATTCTTAACACAGCCACGGTGACTATTGGTAGTTCTTCAACCTTACCGAGTCTTGACCTGTTCCAAAACGCTCGCGTTAAATTATCAAACGCTTCCGTTCCTTGGGATTCAGGCATTACTTTCTTGTGTCAACCTGCTTACCTTGCCTATCTGGAGCAAACCCCAGAATTCGGCAGCGCGGATTACGTTAATCTTCGTGCGTATGCTGGTGAAGATGCATCATGGCGCGATCAGCCACAGGTTTATCGCTGGCGCAACGTTCTAGTTATAGAGCATCCCAACCTTCCAGGCAAAGGAACTTCCAGTGAGAAAAACTGGCTGTATCACAAGTCTGCTGTTGGTCATGCTGCTGACACCGAAGGTATGGATGTTGGTGCAGGATATAACGAAGAGCAGTCATACTGGTACACCCGTTGTTCAATGTTTATGGGTGGTGTTCTTTTACAAGCAGCAGGCGTCGTTGAAGTTACAGCCGACGGCTCTGCTTACGCCTAATAGGAGGATAACATGACTTATGTAGGCACAACTGCGGCATCTAGTGTTCGCAACCCTCCTGTCCGAATCGACTCAGGTCGTTTATCTCAGCGCAACCGCGCAGAGAGTACGAGTTGGTCAGAGGGCGGAGCATTATGGACGTATTCATCTTCTAATAAAACCACCACTCTTACGGCTGCGGCTGGTGGATTTTTTACTGATGGTGCGCTTTTAGGTATGAGAAACGGCGA